AATCGGTGGAAAGATGGTTGTTGGTAAGGTTACCATATCAGAGACATTTCGTGAGATGATTGAGAATGGAGATGCTGAAACAACACAAAAATTTAAATCTCAATTGATCCATCAAATGGCTGACTATATGTTAGAGAATAGACTGGTTGAATTCACATACCAAGACGATCCAAACACATTAAGTAGACAGGTATCAGTGAGAGCATACTTAGCACCAGACGATCAGGTAAAGATTCTTAGAGTGGCAAACAAAATCGTATAAGGAGATCCAATGTTAACAAGAGAAAAGTTAGAACACCATGTGGCTGCACTTGAACATAAACATGAAGAACTTGATAGACGATTACAGAAAGAATTTCTACCAGAGTACATTTCGCATGTACTGAAGAAAGAGAAGCTGCTTTTGAAGGATGAGATTGAGAAGAACAAAAGAAACATGGAATTGTTGTGAAGATATTCGTTATTGCTGGGACTTTCGTTGAGTTCAGTTATTATATTCGTGATAAAGTACTTGATAAGCATTATGTGTATGTGTCGAGTCCAGAGACGCTATATGGACACAAAGATATTCATGGCGTGTTCATTGGCTCATGGCGTAAACGAAAAGACATAGTGGAGATATTGGATGCAATAATCACTCGCACCACCAACACAGATGTGATTAAAGATCTATACAAACAAGTTATACCTTCACCAATCTCTGTAACATACAAACCATACAACACAAGCCGAACTATCCAAGAACTGCACGATGAAATTGCATACTTGATAGCAGAATATACAGAAAGAAATTGATGATAAAGTGGTACGAAATATCATATCCAGCTGAACCATACGATGTAGTGGAAATTTGGTCAGAAGAACGAATCATACGTGAGTATTGGCCATACTGGAAAGGTAAGATGGACGAGAAATTTGGTGAGGGATACGCTGAAACCACCCATGCCAACTGTATCGATGACTGGATCGTGGGGAATTGGGCTGTGGAAGTGAAGAAACCCCACGACCAGTAGGGTTATTTTCCCGTGTAAAATCAACAACTTACAAGCCTCCAGAAAGGTGTTGTCTTAGTTACCTGTTTACTGTAAGATTCTATTATTGTGAACGATAAATGAAAGGTAACGAAATGACTGAATTCGAATCAAAATGCTACGGTATCTCTACTGATGATATCCGTGAACAGTATATGAATTCCATCACTGCTCGCCTGAGTGGTCTGGAAATGGTTGCGATGGGTGTTCTCTCTGATGCTCAAGAATTGATGTCTTTCGGTAATGCTCAAGCAACCGATCAGGCTCGCAAAAACATCAACATCGCAAAGTTTATCCTGTCTGAAATGATGGATGCAAAGGAGACTGTATGAAAATTCGTGCCATCGTGAATGGTGTTAGTTTTTACACCACATCCACTGCAATCAAACAACGTCGTGTCGGTGACTTCTCACTGCAAAATGATGCACTGTCATACGTGCTCGAATGCATGGGAAAGCATGCTGGTTTCGGAACCACTGTTCGATACTACGACCACAAAATGCAACAACATAAATTTGACATCCAACTCTCGAAAGTATAAAATGACTCTACGTGAATTGCTGGTTGAACGTATCCTGTTTGAATGTGATAATCAGTCACTGATTCGTGACTATGGTATCACTGAAGACGAAGTGGAAGAATTGTCTGATATAGATCTGTTTGAGATTTATGAAGACGCCATGGGTGTTAACGATATCACAGAGGTATAATTATGTATACAGTTGAATGGCATGAGAAGTTGTATGTGTGGGAAGTTGTTCGCTGGGATGTACCTGTCAATGGTGTGCGTGCTGGTACTGCAGTTGCTCGATTCAAAGAGAGCGAACGAAATGAAGCCCATGAAGTTTGCGACTGCTACAACATGGAAATTGAACAAGAAATTTATAGCGAGTTTGGATGATGAATAAACGACTTGAAGTCTTAAAACCCACAAACGATGACTGGTGTGGTTCTTATATTGTTGGAGATTGGCCAAGCTCAACTGGTCCAGGATCAGTTGAACAGATGTTTGTTTCAGTCGTGTTTAATGGTATGATCGGTGATGGAACATGGCGTACCTGTGTTTGGGGCACTGATGATTGCGGTATGGAATACGACTGCGACAATGGAGCAGAGTGCTTGGAGAAATTTCTTCAAGTAATTGGTATGGACTATGTTGACATGGAAGAGTTGACAAATATTGGCTTTGTGAGTGCATGATGACGACACGATGGATTGAGAATTGCGCTGCATCGGATGTTAGCACTGGTTATCACTATGCCTGTGGAGATAACTCGATGCTGATTAGCATTACTGATCCAGCTGGTTGGAAGCCAAAGAAGCACCACACATTCAAAGAGATTCACGAGTTTGAATTCTTGGATGCTGAGGACGAAGATGGTTTTCCAGATGAAGCAAAGATTAGCGATGAGCAGGCAGAGCAGATAGTTGCACTATTGCGCCATGCGTTGGAAAATCATATGAACGTGGTGGTGCACTGCTTTGCTGGCATCTGTCGTTCTGGTGCAGTAGTGGAAGTTGCAAAGATGATGGGATTCACACCCACAGATCGTTTTCGTGAACCGAATCTGCGTGTAAAGCAAAAGATGATTAACGCATTAGGAGTAGACAATGTTACCAATGGGTGAGGATATCACAATATTAATGTTGATGCTATTTCCAATATCTGCTTATGCAGATCTCAATAGTTGCACCAAAATTACCAATCTTGACAAGAAAAACTATTGTATGGCGTCGTATAGTGGAAGTGCAGCATTCTGTGATAAGATAAAAAGCTATGAGTACAGAATGACCTGTAATAGAATGGTTATCGATAAACAAAGAAAATCAGCATATCAGGTGGACAAACCACCAACAAAGTAACTACGGAGTACAACATGGGTGAAGTAAGAGTTTGGAAAGATAAAGAAGAGTACATCGATATACTGGAGAGAGAAATCGCAGTCCTGAGAACTCGATTCAATCCAGATATGGAAGGCACTGGTCACTACAATACTGCAATCTCTGTGCTGGAAGATCGTGTAAAGGAAATTCGTCGTGAAATCACATGGCCATTCCCAATTGAATGATATTCAGTCAATAATGGTGCGTATGGAGAGAGTGGAGAAGGTACTGAATTCTGCTAGGTCTCAGTGGGCAAAAGACTATTGGACTTATGTATTTCGATACCTGCATCGTCAACTAAAGTATAGGGCGCAAAAATAATGTTATTCTCATTGGGACTATTACTGGGTATTTTTATTGGTGTGGCAATCTGGATTTTAATAAAGGACTAAACCTATGGAAACTGCAATCTTTATACTGTGCATCGTCGGAGCAATTTTCGTTATCGCTGGTATGGTGGCAATTATGACCACTACTCTAGTGGATGATGATGATTTCATGGGAAGAAAATGAACAAACGAATTAAAGAACTTGTTAGAGAATCCAACTTAGATGTATATGGTCTAGGCAAGGAAAGATACAAGTGGGAATATACCGTAGAAAAATTCGCTGAGTTGATTGTGAAAGAATATGTTGAACAGTTGAGATATACCGTTCTTACTCAGGAATTGCGTCGGGGCAAAAGCACTGATTACCAAGTGGGTTGGGAAGACGGTATGTTTGATGCTGGAGAAATGATTAAAGAACATTTCGGAGTTGAAGAATGAACGAACGAATTAAAGCACTAGAACAACAATGCTGGAGTCATCGGATTGACGGTACTCTAGTGGATGGGCAGTTACACTTTGATACACAAAAATTCGCTGAGTTGATTATTCGGGATGTGTTAGATGAAGTGCTACAGGCAATGGACGACGGCATGGATGTTTATGATACTGTTGCAGATAAATTCGGAGTTAAAGAATGAATGAACGAATTCGAGAACTTGCTGAACAGGCTAAAAAGTATGCTCTTGATGCTATGATTAAAATCACAGACAAAGAACAAGCATTGAAGGTTTATTCAGAAACATATGATACAAAGTTCGCTGAGTTGATTGTGAGGGAATGTGTTGAAGTGTGTCATAAGATGGCAGAGGATTCTGATAGTTATGTGGTTCACGATGGTGATACTTGTGCTGAACAGATTAAAAAACATTTCGGAGT